CGCCGCCACCCACGCCGCCCCCGATGCCTTTGAGAGCGTCGTTCAGGCCCTCGACTTCAACCTTCAGGTCTCGCGCGCTGCCGCCCTCAACGTCGATGACGCCGAGGTCCATGGCGCTGGTCACGCTGCGCGCCGCGCGGTCGCGAGCGCGCTTGGCGCTGTCAAGCGCCGCTTCAGCCGCCTCGAGGTCTTCTAGGGCCGCATTCAGGTTGTCGCGCGCGCCCTTCTTGGTCCGCCCCCGCGCCTCGTCTAGCAGCGCGCGGCGCTTGGCAACTTCCGCCTCGGCCGCTGCAAGCGCACTCTCAGCGAGCTGGTAGTTGGCGTTCGCAGCGTTGATCGCCTCACGCGCGCTGCTCGGCGCGGCCTCATCGTAGAAGGTGCCCATTGCCGCGTTGAGCGCCTTCTGCGCCTCCTTGGCGGCGTCGGCTGCCTCCTCGTACTTGCCGGCATCGCCGGACAGCAGCACGAGTGCACCGGCGCCTGCCGTGGCCAGTGCAGCCATTGCGGCAAGAGGCGCGCCGATCACGCTCACCGCAGCGGCGACCGCACCGAGGGCAATGGCCGCCGGCCCGGCTGCGGCAGCCAGCCCCGCAATCGCCACGGCAATCTGGCGCGTGCGCGGCGACAACGCGCGGAACTGCTCCACGAGCCCCCGCAGCACCTCGGCGATACGCTCCATGGACGGCGCCAGAGCGACGACGATCTCGTTGCGCAACCCCACGCCAGCCGCGCGCATGTCCCGCATCGTCTCGCGCGCATCGTTCAGCGACGCGATCGTGCCGGCGTCCATGATTTCGCCCAGCCGTTGCGCCCGGTCGCCGAGCCGCTGCATTTCGGCGCCATTGTCGCGCAGGAGCGGCAGGAGGAGCGTGGCGTCCGAAGCCAGCGCCTCCATGTAGAACGTCATCTGCTGCTGGCTAAGGCCCGCCTTCTCCAGCGACGACACGTAGAGCTGCAACGCCTCCGGGCCGGACAGTTTGGCGAACTGCTCAGCCGTGACGCCCACTTTCGGCGCGATGTTCTCGAAGAAATCGGCCATCGGACCGCCGCCCGTAGCGATAAAGTCGCCCACGCGATCTTGCGTGTCCTTCAGGATGTCGGCCAACTTATCCTGCTGGACGCCGACCTCGCGTGCACCGGCGGCGAAACGCTGAAACTCGGTCGTGCCCGCGTCGCTGACCTGCGCCAGCCGCTCGATCTCAAACGCAGCGGTGACCGCGCTACGCGCCATGAGCCCGGCAGCGGCAGCAAGCGGCGCGGTCACCCGCGTCGTCATCTGCCGGCCGATCTTGCCCATCCGCTCGCTGGTCTTTGCCATAGACCGCTGCAAGCGGCTCATGCTCGCCTGCGCGCGCTTGGCGCCCTTCTCGAACGCCGCGCTGTCGAGGCTCAGCATCGCGCGCAGGGCGCCGATCTCAACTGCCATGGCTCACTCCTGACATCGCGCGCATCCATGCCCGCACATACGCCTCGTCAGCGGCGGTGTGCGTCTCCCGCTTGGGCGGCGGACCGGCGGGGTCTTCGGGCATTTCGTTCGGCTGGTGGTAAGCGTGGCGCGTGTACATCGCCGCTAGCCACGCCTGCCGAGCATCGCGCTTGCTCGCAGCTGACGCGATCACCTCGATCTCGCGAAAGGTCCGGCGGGGGAATGCTCCCGCGTCCTGCCCCGCCTGCACCCAGTCGCCCAAGAGGGCGGACCAGCTTACTTGCTCCGGCCCGCCCCCTTGCGGTTTTTTCCAGGCGCCTCCGAGCCGGACGCCTCAGGGAACGCCTTTTCCACGACCTGACCGAGCAGCTCGCTCGCGCCCACGATGCCGAGCGCGTCAGCCATTGCCTGCGCTTTCGCGAGGTCCACGCCCGCGCCATCGTTGGCGGCCTCCGCGAGCAGGCGGACGATCGTCCCGACCCGTGCGTCGTCGTTCAGCTCCTGCACGATCGCCATGATGCCTTTGCCGAGGTGATCCTCGGCCGCCATCATCGCGCGTGTGGTCAGGCGAAACGTCTCCTCCGTCTCGCCGACCTGCATCGTCACACCGCTCAGCATCAGCTACCCTGCGTGAAGGTGGGCTCGCCGCTGATGCGGATCGAGAGCGTCATGGAGATGATCTCACCGATCCCGTCGGTGCTCAGCTGCGGCGTGACGTAGCCCGTGAACTCGAACACGTCGCCGGTCGTCTGGCCGGTCTCCGTCGGCATGGTCGTCTGGAAGTAAACGAGCGTGCCGTTGCTCATGTAGCCGTACGCCTCGTTGTAGCCCGCCGACGTGTAGCCGCAGGGGATCTCGACGGTGCCCGCGTCCTTGAGGCCCGCCACGTACTCGCGGAAGCCGTTGGGCGATTGCAGGTGCGTCGCGTCCAGATACTCGATTTCGATGTTGGGCACCGCGATGCCCTTGCACTCGGGGATGTCGGCCCAAGTGCTGCCATCGGTGCCCCATTGGCTGGTGGCCCCGTAGACAATACGCTGGTTCGTCGCCATGGCGATCTCCTTTGCTCAGCGATGTGTGATTGCCGGGAGCCCCGGCCATTATTCGCGGTGGTGAACCGCGAACGTCAGCGAGACCCGGTGCAACAGGTCTGCGTCCTCGTCGAAGCCGTCGCGCACGGCCTCCAGAAACGCGCCATCAATCGGGCCGCCTCTGTATCCTTCAAGCGCGTCACGCACGCCCCGGCTGGCGCCGATCGCCTCGGCATACGTCGCGCCGTAGCAGTCGATCTGCACGCGCGTCTGCATTGGACCAAGGCCACCCATGTGCATGTCGCGCACGCCGCTCGTGCGGTACATCGCGGCGCGCGGCGTGCTTGTGCCGCTGCCAAGCGTGCCCCACGCGACAGGAAAGCCCACCGCGCCCGACAGCAGCGTGTAGAGGTGTTCTTCCATCAGCCCCGCGCCGCTTTAGCTGCCCGCCGCGCCTGCGTCTTCCGGATCTCGTCCCAGAGCCGTGCGCCGAGGCCCTCAAGTAACTGGTTCTTGTGCGCGTCCCACGCGGGCTGGAGCATCGGCTGCGGCGCAACACTGCCGCGAAACGCGCCGCCGCGCGTGTAGCGAGGGCCGGTGCCGAACTCGATCAGGTGAGCGTGGGGCGCGCCCTGCGGGCCATAGTTTGCGCCGACGTAGAGGTTGACCACCGAGCGCCCGCGCTTTGCTTGGCTGTCGCCCCGCTGGCTCGGCGAGATGCGCGAGGTGACGCGGAACACATCATCCGTCGCGCCCGGCCAGAACGCGTTGGCAGTGTCGGCGATCGGCGCCAGTTCTTTCTTCATCGCGCGGCGAGCCACGCCCTTCGATGTGCCGCGCGGGAGATCGGCCAGCGCGCGCTCGATGTCGCGGAAGCCCTTGACCTCGAGCTTGATGCTCACGACACCGGCCCCTCGACGACGAGGTGGACCCACTGGCGATCCGTGATCGCGTCCGCCTCGGTGATGTTCCAGGTCGTGCCGCGCCGCGTGTCGCGCAGGCGGTAGTCCGTCGTCACCGCGCGCGTCGCCGCGCTGGACCGGACCCGCACCTTAAAGGCCTTGCGCCCCGCCTCGCGGGCCGCCTGCACGCTCTCATTGCCGCGGCCGTAGATCCACTGCGCCGCGCAGACGTGGTGCTCCGTATACGCCTCGGTCGTGCCGCCGAACGCGTCCGTGCCGCCGCTCGGCGCGTCGAAAGCCACGCGCTCGGTGAGGGCGCCGGCGCGCATCAGATATGCCCTCGTGCGAGACGGTAGTTGGCAAGAAGCGCTTGGACGCCCAAAGGCATGGCCGACATGCTGCGCTCGGTCGCGGCGCTACGGTTGTCGTACCAGTAAGCGACCAACAGTGCCGCCGCGTGCCGGATTGCTTCAGGCACATCCGCCGCCGTGTCACCATAGCCCGTCACGTATTCCACCGACATGGCATCGGCCCGGCGGTAGGTGTTCGGCCAGCTCGCACCATCGACCAGCTCCACGATCCCATGTTCGGGCTTCGAAATCAGCCGATACTGCTCCGCTGCCAGAGTCTGCTGAGTGTTCGCCCCGTCGTAGTAGGTGATCGCCGACACACTCTGAACGATCGGAATGGGCAAGCGCAGAAACCGCTCGCGCGGCGGCGCCGACAGCGTGAGCCGCCACGTCTGCGTGATGAGCGCGCGGCCAAGAATGCTGCTTTCGCCATCCAGCCAGTCATTCGCCGCCGCGACCAGCCGCTCTAGTAGCGCATCGTCGTCGGAATGATCCACAACAACCTGCTGCTTGGCCTCGGCCACTGACAACAGCGGCACGGTCGGCGCGGCGACGAGCGTCAGGAAGCTGTCAGCCACCCTTGTTCTCCGGCGGGCTCATGGCCTTGCGCTTGGGCTTCTCCAGCGCGCCCATCGCCTCGGCGATCTCGGCCAGGCGGCCGTCCACCTCGTCGCCCGCCTCGAACGTGCGCGGATAGACCTCGCCCGGCGGCACGGCCTGAATGGTCTTTGTCAGCTTGGGCATGTCGCACCTCCTCAGCTCAGGATGGGGGCCGGGTGGCCCGGCCCCACACCAGAGATCAGGACGCAGCGATCTTGAGCAGCTTGATCGCGTTCGTGTCCTTGAGGATGCCGCCGACCCGCTTGAACATGATGTAGCGGATGTAGCCGGGCTTCGTGACGTTGTCCCGCACGATGCCCATGCCGACGCGATCCGCGATCAGGTAGCCGCGCTGGAAGTCGCCGAAGGCGACCGGGTGCGCGTCCGCCGCAATGTCCGGCATGTCCTCGGCGATCGTCACCGGCGAGCCGAGCATGGTGTCCGGCGCATCCGCCGAAATCGCCGGCTGGAGCAGGTAACGCCCGTCACCGTCCTTCACCTTGGCGAAGGCGGCCATGGTCAGGCTGTTCATCACCCAGCGCGCCGCCGACCGATACCCCGCCTTGAGCGTGTACTTGATGTCGTACATCTCGTCGAAGGGGTTGGACGACAGGGCCGCCGCCGCGCCGGTCGGGATGTACTGCAGCACCCCGAAGTTGCGCGACGCATCGCCCGTCGCCACAGGCGTGCCGGCGAGAAAGCCCGTCGGCTTGTTCGTGCCGTTGCCCGAGACGAACGCCGTGCCTTCCGCGATCGCGAACTGCTCCACCGCGCTGTCGCGCAGCCACGCCTCTACGTCGAAGAACAGATCCTCGAGCGAGTGCCGCGTGGCCTCCGGCTTGGCCGCGATCTCACCGAACGTCGGCGCGACCTCGCCCAGGTCCGGAGTGTTGGTCTGCGAGCGGGTGTCCGTCTCGCCGACCCACTCGGTGCCGAAGCCGTTGAGGTTCACCAGCTCCTTGTAGTCCGGCGTACCGACCGAAACCACGCGGGCGACCTGCCGGATCGGCGAGATGTCCTGCACCTGCTTGGCGATGTCGGCCGCGATGACCTCCGGCAGAGCGTAGCCGCCTGATGCCGCAGTGCTGGTCCGCGTGTCGGTCGCTTTGCGCGCCAACTCGTAGGCCTTCTGCGCCGCCGCATGGTCGTCCGGGTTGCGCACGAATTGGAAGAACGCCGACTTGTATTCGTCGGCCTCTCGATCGGACGCGGCTGCGCCGGGACGGCCCATCTTCGTCTCGAACTCGTCCATTCGCTCCTGGATGGACTTGAGCTTGAGCTCGGCATCCTGCTTCGCCGACAGCGTTTCCGCCAGATCGGTTTCCATCTTGGCGAGCTTTTCCTTGGACACTGCGTCCTCGGATTTCACCGCGTCCACTTCCGCGCGGATGGACTCCACAGTCTTGTTGCCCTCTTCGATGAGGGACTTGATTTCATCGAAATC